CGTTGACGCTTTGGTACACGCATTAACTGCGCTCCTTATTAAGCCTCCTGCTGGTTTCGTTGGTGGAAAGATCACCGCACGCTCAATGGCAGGTCGCAAGATTCCAAGTGACAGAACTGGCGGTGTTTTTAAAGTTCGCTAGTGTACACAACATGTTATCGTGTACCTTATGGAAGAGAAGCGTCGTCCCGCACGTAAGCAGGAACTACCAGCGTCTGAGGTTCAGCTTCTTTCTACTCTATTTCACAAGGAGTTCTACACCCGCGTAGGGCAGTTGTTCGAGGCAGGTTGGCCTCTTCAAAGTATCGGCAACGCGTGTAATCCTCCGCGTAGACGTTCTACAGTTAAGTTTTGGGTTGCCCGTAAACACGAGCATTCTCCTCTTGATGTACCAGTCCCTCTACCTAAGCTTAAGACAGGACCTCGCGGTTACGTATCGCGACGCCCAGTCTCTCCAGGAATAAGTGAAGCAGAACGCGCACGTATCGAGCAGTTGTCTCCGCTGGCTCGTCGCTACCGTTCAAAGATGACAGGCTTCTCTCCGCAGGCGGAAGCCAATGAAGAACTTACAGCTATCTGCACTCGTCTTTATGAGTCAAACGTTCCAGTTCGCGAGCTTGCCGAGGCGGCAGGCGTTACATATCGCGCAATGGCAAGAAGGTTGGGCAAATGAAAGTCATGCACGATGTATTTCCCGCGTTTGTTGGAGTTGCCCAGCCAGACCTAGTTCCTACACTGCAGGATCTTAAGTCTGCGCCAATTACTGTTGGCGCCTATCAGGTAACAAAGGCTCGCATCGTCGTGACCGACGAGGTGGTAATGATTGCCGTTGACGGAAATGAAGGGCCAATGATTATCTTCCGTGAACGGTACACCGAACATCACAAGTCAAATGTTAAAACCGAGGATTCATATATCCTCACCGATACGGGCAAGATGCTCGCCTATAAGAAGGACGAGAACTGCGGTTGCGGTTCACGTTTACGCTCGTGGAATCCGTATCGCCACGTGTACTCAGACCAAGACCCAACCGAATGAAAGGAATAAACTATGGAAATCGCCTTTGGTAATTTCATCATATTAGCACTTGCAGTATACCGCGCTAGCCGTCTTATCATCGAGGACACAGTTCTTGATAAGTTCCGCAAGAAGGTCTGGAAGAAGTATAAGCCAGCCGACGGAGGAATTGGGTATCTACTCACCTGTTACTGGTGTGTGTCATTTTGGATCTCATCACTAGTTATAGTTTCCTATATTATAGTACCCATACCTACGATTGCCGTGTGCGCTGTTTTTGCGCTATCTGCCGCCGCAGGAGTAATAACCGCGTGGCTGGAAAAGTAATGCCCAGCTATTCCGTTAACAAGGACGAGGAGTAATAAGTGGCAGTATTTAGTCGCGATTCAAGCGGCAACAGATCACAGCGCCCTAGGTCGGCAGCAGCTACTCGTCGTGCAATTAACTCACCTGCTCTTTCCCTTAGCTCAATAGCAACCATTCCTGGTTTTGCATCCCCCGTTGCGTACTCAGCTCCTCGCGGACTTACTGCAGCAGCAACGCAGCTTCGTCTTAATGACAAGGGTGAGGCCGAGCAATTCCGTAGCCGCAGAACATCAGGATCAAACGCCTGGCAGTCTGAGGCGTGGGAATACTATGATGCAATCGGTGAAATTAAATATGCCTTTAGCCTAGTTGGCTCAGTAATATCTCGTATTCGTATCTTTGCAGCAGTAATTGATAATCCTGCAGAGCCTCCATTCCCAGTTCGCAATAACCCGCTTCTTGATGAGCGTCTTGCCTCAGCAGCAGAGCGTGCCATCGTTCGTCTTGACTCAGCATACGGTGGTCAGGCTGGTCTTCTCCGTGACGCAGCACTCAACCTTGCAGTAGCTGGCGAGTGCTACCTTGTTCAAATTCCAGAGCGTCAAGGTCAAGGTCTTCCTGAGACATGGGATATCCGTTCGGTCGATGAAATTCAGATTGATCAAAAGGGCGCTTACACAATTATTCCTCGACGTGAAGCAGGCTCCGCCACAGGACAAAAACAACCTGGTCAAATTACACTTCCAAACAACGCGTTTATCGGTCGTATCTGGCGAGCACACCCACGCTACTCCGATGAAGCAGACTCAAGCCTACGTGGCTTGTTAGATCTCTGTGCAGAACTACTTCTCCTCAACAGAACGTTCCGTGCTACAGCGCGCTCACGTCTAAATGCTGGCGCCTTGTATCTTCCGGACGGGCTTTCTGTTGCAGGTTCACCAGATCCTGATTATCCTTATGATGACGATGACTCAATGAATCAAGCCTACACTCCTGAGGAGGCGGCTGACGAGTTTGAGGATCAACTTATGGATGCGATGACAACTCCTATTCGTGATGAAGATTCAGCGTCCGCGGTTGTTCCACTTATTATTCGTGGTCCAGCAGAACTTGGCGACAAGATTAAACAATTTAAGTTTGAGCGTTCATTTGACCCAGCACTTGCACAACGCGCTGATCGCGTGCTTGAGCGTATCCTCCAAGGACTTGATGTTCCAAAGGATATTGTTACTGGTCTTGCAAACGTTAAGTATTCCAATGCTCTTCAAATTGATGAGTCACTATACAAAGCACATATCGAACCGTTAATGCTTCTGATTGCAGACGCTATTACAGTTGTTTATCTGCGTCCTTACCTGATTGCAAATGGGTTCGACCCAGCTCAGGTAGAACGCATCTGCGTATGGTATGACCCATCACAGGTGGCTACGCGTAATGACCGCGCCGCCGACGCAGATGCTGGATTTGACCGGGGAGTTATCTCTGGAGATGCATGGCGCAGATCACACGGATTTACAGAACAGGACGGCCCAACTCCTACAGAAGTTGCGCTACGTCTACTTAGAGAGAAGGGTGCAATTACACCTGAGCTTACAGAGGCAATGCTTGGAGCTGTTGCCCCTGACGTAATGAAGGCAACTCGTCTTGCATCACAGGCAACTTCACTTGCACCAATTCCGCCAGAGGTTGAAAGACTTCTTAAGGGACCACAGCAAATTGCAACAGAAGCAACGGGGACAGAGACGCCGACTGGCCCACAAGGCAATGGAGCACCGACTCCAGCAACGGAAGAAGGAGCACAGTAAATGGCTATACAAAATCCACAACTTGTTGAAGCGCTAAAGAAGCTGCTAGGTAACGAAGTTGTCATGTACTTTAAGGCTCACGGACATCACTGGAATGTTGTAGGAAACGACTTTGCTCAGTTTCATGACTTCTTTCAAGAAATCTATGAAGATGTTTATAGCTCCATTGACCCTACAGCAGAGGATATTCGTAAGCTAGGCTCTCCTGCTCCTTACCGCCTTGTTGAGTTTGCCCGTTCAGCAGATATTCAAGATGCACAGGTTGGACAAAATGCTATGGCAATGTGCAAAGATCTTTACGATGCAAATGACATTATGCTAGCATCTCTTAATATGGCATTTGATATTGCAAATCAAAGCAACGAGCAAGGTGTTGCTAACTTCCTTGCTGAGCGAATTGATATGCACCAGAAGTGGCGTTGGCAGCTAAACGCATTCCTCACCTCTGAAGAAACATCAGACTACGGTTTCTAAACATGGCACAAGACTGGGTTACTCTTTTAGACGAGGAAGAAGCAGCTATTACTGCTGCCGGTAAGAGTCCTTGCTGGGACGGGTATAAGCAAGTCGGTATGAAGAAGGGCAAGAACGGGAACATGGTTCCCAACTGCGTGCCAAAGGATTTTGCAGACTCGCTTACAGCTGCAGGAATTATCGTTGCTGAAGAGCAAGACCTTGCTCAGGCACTTTTAGAGATTGCTGAAAAGCATGGAAAGTTTAACGAGGACCGCACAGGTATCTGGGCAGGATATACACCCGCCGCAGAAAACGAATATAAGGAAATTGGTGTTAAGTGCATCAACTGTGTTCTTTATGAAGGTCCTGGAGTTTGCAAGATCATTGCACAGCCAATTGAAGATGACGGCAAGTGCCGTTTTGCAGTTATCCCTGACGGTGTTGTTCAAGTTGAAGACAGTCAGATCACAGCTGCAGCGTCTCGTCCTGCTCCAAAGAAAGATCGCATCTACGGCTCAAAGAAAAATCCTAAGGGATCTGCTAAGGGTGGAAAGAAAATTGTATTTAGCGCTCGAACAGAGGCAACACTTCGTGAGAAGGTAAAGAAGCACAACGAGAAAGCGCCTGAAGGTCGTAAGGCAACTCTTGGAATGTTAAAGGCTGTGTATCGTCGTGGCGCTGGTGCGTTCTCAAGCTCGCACAGACCGGGAATGACAAGAGACGGCTGGGCGTTTGCTCGCGTTAATGCATTCCTACGTTTATTAAAGAGTGGGCGTCCTGCAAATCCAAATTATAAGCAGGACAATGATCTGCTGCCAGCAAAGCACCCACGCTCAAGTAAAGGTGATGCCTCAATCATTGCATCACTCTATGCTAGCCAAGAGCTATACGTTGAATTACAAGATGAAGAAGACTATCACTCGCCAGAGCACGCCATACTTGCGATGGCGGAACTATCTGGTCAAGGTTATGAAATTGTGCCTGCGCTACGCGCAACCTGGCTACGTGCCATACGTGACAACGAGTCTCCATTTGATCGAGCAGCAGTTCTTGCGTCTGCTCTCTATGGGTCAAAGGACGCAGACCTTTTGCCAGTAAAGGAGCAAGAATAGATGTATGAACTAATTAACGAACTTATCTCGCACAGAGAAAAGGCTAACGTTGTTCCTAAGGCAAGCGTTCGTGGAAACAAGACATCATTTCGCCAGTCGCTACGTAATCTTGCAGCGATTGAAAATGCAAAGGTACCTGCAGAGCGCCGTGTTTCTCAACAGGCTGTGTTTCTAGTTGCAGAGCGCTCGCTAGCAAAGACAGCAAGCCTAGAGACAAAGACTCGTCAGTTTGTTGCCTATAAGGAAGTTTCATCCTTTATTAGTCTTGCATGCACCGGAGAAATATCAACTGACTCACAGGTATCATATAGAGATCTACTTCCAGTAGGACACCCTCTATCATCTCGCTCTAATACGATGACAGCCTCAGCCTTGCGTCATGCTCGTTCTCGCTGGATTGCAGCAGACCCACGCGTTGATGAAGATGTAAGAGAAATTATCGCAGCAGCATACTTCTATGACAAAGACTAAGTGGAGTACTCACACGCAATCGCTTCACTGCAGGTTCTTGTCGCAGGCGCAGTTCCTCGCGAGATCTATCTATCAGCTCTTACTGCTGCATTTAGTTTTGGCGCTGGCAACACGTCAGCTGCCCGTTCCGCGCGTGCAAATCTTCAATGGCGTGACCGTTTAGGTCGCTGGATTGAAATGGGTCGTGGTATTGGTTTTAAGATTAACATCGGTGGG